CACGCCTGGTCGCGTTGTCAGCCACGAGCATTGGCGGGGTCTCAACCGTTGAGATTACCACCTCTCCTGCAAAGGCTACACTGCTCAAACGCGCTCTGTTTACAACGAGCACGGGTGATTTGTGTTACGCGCTAAGCCTTGGCCCAATTTTGCGCAATTTTGGGTGCTACGCTGGAGACCTAACCCCTGAAGTTTTGGGTATAACCCTGGCTGAATTCAAGGAGTTGTCAATTGAGGCTCGGTGGGATCGGTTCAGCCGTTCCGTTGTCGCCGGGTTATTGCATGAGCCTTCTTCACCTGTCGTCGACGCACTTCGGTACCGTTTCCGTGGCGGCCGCATTGTTAAGGCCGTTGGCCGGGATGAGTTGTTCAAACAGGAAACACAGAATAGCTCCACAGACAGGTCGAAGCAGGTTATCCTCGTCTCCGAGTACATCGTCAGGTACGGTGGCATGGAGCATGAGTGGGAAGACTTTGCGGAGAAGATACGTACTATGGAGTACGGTGAGATAATCCAACACCGGATGATGTCACTGATTTGCTCTGTTGATTATGGAGTCAAGCTCCCTGACCCAAACGCCCCTCAGGAGGGGAGACCTGTCCCTGACATCTTTACCCCCGATCAGCGTGAGAGAGCACGTGTTTGTGCTAACCCCCCTGGTATTCGGGGTCTAGCACCACCCCCCGCCTTTCATCCAGCTGTGGTTCCGAGCGCAGCTGTTTTGTTGCACCCCACAGGAGTCGACGCTGCCGGCCCGACCGCGGGAGCTGCACTCGATGGAGCTTTGTCAGTTGACTCTCCACCTAGTGGTTCCACCAGATTGTCGCGTCGGCTAGCCAGCCGTAACCAGAGGCGTGCCCAGGCTGCAGCAGAAGCCCCATTCGATGGCTTCCGCGTCGATGTCGAATCAACAGAATCTTCTGGTGAGGAATGTGCATCCCTTTTCTTCTGTGATTTCCACGCCAGCCACCCTCCTAACACCCTGCAAGTCCGGGAGCGTCAGAGGTGGATGGCTGAAGACCCCGCCCATAGACAGCTGCTCATCCTCAGTGGTTCAAACCCTGGAGACCCACCAATTGCCCTTGGTTTTCGGACATGCTCAGCAGAGTCTGTTGTGTCTGATCTGACCGACTCTGACCCGCCCCCCGCCTCCATCCCAGAGGTTGCCTTCTATTTGCCGCCAACGCTACCTTTTGACCCCTTTTCGCCTGGTACACCGCACTTATGTGGTGGACTCGATGATGTGTCCATCGGTTCCGGTTATTCCGTAGCCACAAGCGTTTTGCAGGCCGTGTTGAATGG